ACGCTGAACGCGTCCTGACTGAAGATGTTGAGGATCGACATGGGGGGTCCTTTATTGCGTCGGCGCGCCAGCAACTGGCCACGCGGGATCGGCCCGTGGCCCGAGAGCACGGGGGATCAGTTTTCATTCTGGTGGGGCGCTTTGGCGGCGCTCAGCGCACGATAATGCCGACACCCGCGAGGTCAGCTTGGGCAGCGACCTTTTCGGCAGCCTGGTCGCGGTCGGGATGGTAGGTCATTATCTTGCCGTTCACCTCGGCATCGCGGGTGATGGCAGCAACGGCGACGTCACTGGCTGTTGCATCGCAGCCGTAGAGCGCAATCGCCACGGCCGTCTGGCTGCCATCCGCAGCCCCCACGGCACTGGCCAGGTATTTGCCGCTGGCGGTGATTTTGCCCAGCACGGTGCCCGGGGCGATGATGCCAGCACCGCTGGCGATGGTGATATTTTCCCGCGAGCGCTGGCCATTGGCCTCGGTCATCAGGAATTCGCCGGGATGCCGGCCTTCTGTGAGAACAGTCATGGTCCTTCTCCCTTATTCAGCCGAAGCGCGCATTGGCGTGGGTGATGGCTTTCGACCACCCCGCCACACTGCGCTCGGCGCGGTTGCGTTGATCGGCCGGGGTTTCAGCCCCGAGCTCGGTCTCGTGAGCGGCCCGGTCGGCGATCGTCGTGGGGACCGATGCCTTGGGGGATGCCGTCATAACTTTCGCGGCATCCACAGCTGTCATCTCGGTCTCAAGCGCCAACACCAACGCTTGCGCCTCGCGCCCTTCGGCCTCGGGCGCTGTCAGGATGGACTTGATCCGCGCCGTGGCCTCGGCTTTGCCAGCGGTGACACCGGCGGTACGCGCCTCAGTGCGGGCGGCATCGACAGCGGCTTGCAGATCGGCTGGGCTGATGGCGGAGACGTCACTAGCGGGCGCCTCGCTTTGGATGGTTCTGGTCATGGGTCCTCCCTTTCTCTGGGGGTTTGCCCCGGAGGGCGGTTGCGAGAGCGCGGCGATAACCTCGTCCAGACTCGCCATACGATCGGCGAGACCTTGAGCAATGGCATCCGCGCCAAGATAGGTGCGGGCTTCTGTGGCGCGGATCGCGGCGGCGCTGATCCGGCCAGCACGCCCTTCTGCGACCAACCCGACAAACTGGTCGTAGATTTTCAGGACCTCGGCTTGCAGATCAGCGCGCACCGCGTCCGACAGCGGCCCAAACGGGTGGCCGTCGACCTTATGCGCACCGGCATGGATCAACGTCGGCTTCACGCCGCGGTCCTCAAGTTCGCCCGAGCGATCGAGATGGGTCAGCACCACACCGATGGAGCCAACCATCGAGGTGGGTGAGACGATGATTTCCGATGCCGCGCTCGCGATGCCATAGGCAGCCGAGGCGGCCACATCATTGACGAAGGCCAGAACCGGCTTCACCTCGTTCACAGCGCGAACGAGGTTGGCAGTCGTAAACATGCCCGTGGCCTCGCCGCCGGGACTGTCGATATCCAAGAGGATTGCCCGCACCTCTGGATCGGCTTGCGCCTCGCGCAGTTGCGCGGCAATCCCTTCATAGGACACCAGCCCCGAATTGGCCCCGATCCAGGCCCCGCGGTTCACCAGGCTGCCCACGATCGGCAGGATGGCGACGCCGTTTGTAATGCACATTGAACTGACGCTGCCATTATCGCGGCGGTGACTGCCGACAAAGCGGTTCGATTGCGGGTCCGGAGCCGCCAATGGCTCGATGCCAATCCGGCCCTGCAGCACATGCAGGATCAGATCAGCCTTATCCGGGTGCAGCAGCAGCGGGCGGTTCAGCACGCGCCCAGCTATCTGTACGAGCGTCGGCCCCGCCTGCGCCACCGCAGAGTGTTCAACATCTGGCGGTTCCGTCATCGCACCCCTCCTGTTCCAAGCGCAAAGCGCCGTGGGCCGTGGCCCTGCAGGCGGGCACAGTGTTCTTCAAAGTTGCGAATGACTGCCAAAAGCCGGTCGGGATGCGCACGATGATAGGTCACCGACCGCTCCACACCGTTTGATCCCGCCCGGAACCGCACCTCCATGGCGCCTTCTCCCGCGACGAGCCGGACATAGACCTGCCGCAGGCTGGCGGCCGCCGCGCAGGGATCGGCATCGTCAATGCTGATGGTCATGTCTCCGCCTCACCACTAGTTTCGTCCTGTTCATCTGCGTCAGCGGCACTCAGCCCACCGCCCTGCGCGCCCATCATTTGCGGCTCGGGCAGCCCGTATTCGGCCCTGAGCGCCTGTTCCTGCGCCAGTTGCTGGTAGACATCGTCCACATCCGCCCCGAGATCAGTGCAGATCATCGCATCCGACATGACACCAAGGCGCTTCCAGACCTCATGCGCCTTGGCTTTTTTCAGATCATCGGCTTGCGGGCGCGGGTCGCCCCGCCATTCCGCGCGACACGCAGCCGTGCGATTGGCCATAAAACCGGCAATCCCACCCGGAAACGGCAGGCTGCCCGCCTCGATCTCTTCCTCAAGCCAGGCCTCAAAGATGGGCTGACAAAACGGCGCCATGATGTTGTGCCGCCGGGCCTTCGTGATCGCGAAAATCTCTGTCGTCGCCGCTTGCAGCGAAGAATAGGTGGCACCCACGTTGTCTCCCGTGGCACTTTCATAGGTCAGCCCAAGGCAGCGCGCGAGTTCCCGAAGCAGATGCATGGCGAAGGCCGCGTAATCCGACGATGGATGGTTCGAAGTGTGGAACGTCAGCTCCTGTCCCGGGAAGAGATGAGCCAGGCGGCCATTGATACCCACATCCAGCGTGCTGCCGTCGTAATAGCCTGCGACCATTTCGATATAGGCCTCCATCGGCGAGATACCCTGCGCCAGCATCTGCGCCTGTTCCTGTGGCGTCAGCAGGCCCTGCAACACCTGTTCCGTCGGCTCGTCGGAGGTGATCGTCACTGCAAACAAGGTCTGCACGATCGCCGCCATCAGCGTGGCATCGGCCAGCTGGTCGAACTGCCGGGCCACCTGCAGCGCGGGAACCAGAGGCGAGATGCCTCGATGTGTACCAGGCGCGCCTTCGAAGATATGGATCACCCGTGGGCGGCCCGCCCGGTCGCGGGCGCGCACATCGTATTCCACGTCATGGCGAAACAGGTCCTTGCGAATGGCGCGATAGCCCACGGGCATGCCGTCGGCATCCGTATAAACCCCGTTGATCAGCCGCCTCATGCTTTCCGTTTTGCGCGAAAGCCGCTGCGGCGGCAGCAGTCGCACCTTGGTGCCGTAGCGGTTCCAGGGCCGCTTGCGCCAGGGCAGCTCTGCGAGGATCTCGCCCGTCACAAGCCAGGATCGAAACGCCGCCGCCTGCATCTGGCCGAATGTCCGCAAACCCTGAATGTCGCATTCCTGCGCGTTACGCGCCCAAAGCTCGAACCGGCGCTCCACCGTTTTCGCCCAGTCCGAGGCCTCAGCTGGCGTCATCCCAAAAGTCTCGTTCTCCGGCAGCGCCTTCAGCTGCAGACCCGTGCCCACGGTGTTGGCGACGCATTGCTCCATTGCCCCGGCCAGCCAGCCGCTGTTGTGCAGGAGATCACCTACCCGCGCGGCCGCATCATCCCAGGCCTCGCCAATATCATCCTGGCTTTCCCGCAGCGCCGGTTTCCAGCCAGCAAAGGTGACACCGCGCCCGCCGCGCATGTATTTGCCCGAGGGCTTGGGGAGGGTCATCCCCTCAGACCCCACTGTCGGAGGCAGCGCCTCGGCCAGCAGATCTTTGAGCTTTGAGATCACGGTCATGTTCGTTACCTGTTCAACCGGCTGCCCTGGCGTGCAAATCGCCCGCGCAGCGCGCCGCTGCCGCCACGGATCTGGGAGGAGCGTGATGTCGGCAGCGGCGCCCCGTGTGGGTCTGGCTCCGGTGCGGCCACCATTGACGGGTCATGCCCGTCGGGCACCGCCGCCTCAATGGACAGCTTGCGCTCCACACCTTCGGGGATCCGCTGCACGTTCAGCGTGTAGCCGATGGCAGCGCAGAGTGCCTCACAGTCCAGAAAGTGGTTGTTGCGCGAACGTTTGACCCAGACCGGCTTGCCCTGCACCACAATCCGGGCCTCCGAGGTCAGCTGCTTGCAGTAATCCTCCGAGACGGCTTCATGAACATGAAACGCCCCCGGCTGATCGGCGGGCGTGCGGATGCGCGACATCACCAGCGATTTGAAGAAATCCGTCGACAGCGTCACCAGATCGATCGAATAAAGCGCGCGTTTGCCGTCCGGCTTCACCTCGATCTTGGACACCCTGTAGGGCGGGTTTTGCTGATCCCGGCCCTTTGTGGGCGAACAGAGCCAGCTGTAGCGTCGACAAAACTCATAGACCTTGTGCTCGTTGCCCAGTTCCGGCTTGTCGGGCCGAAAGCCGCTGTCGACAAACACTTTCTCGATCTGCATGCCGCTCACCGGCGTCAGCATCAAGTCCGCCAGTGCTGACCAGACGTCGTCATCCTCGGTGGGTCCGTAAAGCTGGCCAAACTCCACGAGCCAGGACGTCCCGCGCGCGCCAAAGGCCCGGATCACATAGACCAGGCTGAACTTCTGGACGTCGACGCCCATAACCAGACGCAGGCCCCCGGCTGGCACATCCCCCGGCCGATACGGCTGGCGGCGCTCCATGATCTCCTGCCAGTCCGGCACATCGCCCGAAGCGGTCATCGCGTAGCATTCGCCAAAGCCCGCGTTCATCGCGGTCTGGATCCGGCCGTGGTCGCCCGATTGCAGCGCCGTCAGGTACGTCTCCGCCCGCTGGCCCCAGGTCACGAAGGGCGAGCACAGGCCCGAGGTCCACATCGACAGCGTCGAGCTGTCCGCTGGTGCGCCCGTGACATGCGGGGTGTCATCCTTCAGCGTTACCTGCTGACCGGGAGCGACCATCGTCCCACGCGCATTCATCCCGGCCTTGTCAGCCTCGCCGTGCTGGCCCCCGCAGCGCGGGCATTCCAGTGTCGCGGCCTGTTTCGCCTGCGACGGTGTCGCGCGCTCCGGCCAGCGCAGCTGCTTGAACCGCGGGATGAAGAAGTCCGAGCAGTGCTTACAGGGCCAGGCCCAATGGTGCCGCGTGCCCTCCTGCCACAGTTTCCAGATCGGGCTCTCAACATCATCCGGTGCCGAGCGTGCCCAGAACTCCAGCCCGCTGGTCTCATCCGGTTCAATTTCCACAAGACCTCGCGCCGGTGTGCTGGTGATGGCCGTGACAAAATCCGCATAGGTTTCCCCGCGCGCTTCCACCAACCCGAGCACATCGCCCTGACCTTTCACATTGGCCATCATCTCGTCGTATTCGTCGATCAGCGCGAGCGCGGCAGGATCGGATTTCAGCGCGGTCGAGGACCCTGCATGCGCAAGACGCAGCCGAACACCTGCCACATGCTTCAGCGTCTTTTTCATCCGCCTGCCACGCACCACCTTGTTCGCCAGCGTGTCGGCCTCATCCAGAAGCGCCATCAGCCGCGGCTCAAACTGATCCGTCAGGAACTCCTTCGTCGGGCCCACATAAAGGATCGGTGCCGGGCGCTGGTCCAACCGCGCCCCGATGATGTCAAGCATGCTGTCGGTCTTGCCCGACTGCGCCGAGGTCACCGCCACCACCCGGCGATAGCCGCCGTGATGCACGGCAGCCGACCACGGGATCATATACGGCGTCAGCTTTGGATCGCGGGGCCCGGGAATACCGGCGGTTTCGGGATAGATGCGGTGGGCCGCGGCCCAATCCGCCGGATCACGCTTCTCGCTCGGCCTCCAGATCGCCGCTGCCAGCGACCAAAGCTGTGCCCGCTTTTTCCG